TTCCGGGTCAAAGCCGTTATATGCGCGGCGGTAATTCTCCCGCTTATTCAGAATGGTTATCCAGCTTAAACCCGCCTGCGCCGATTCAAGCACCAGAAATTCAAAATGCTTCTGGTCGTTAAATACCGGCACCCCCCATTCGGTATCGTGGTATTGCCTGTAAATTTCAGAACCTTCACACCATCCGCAACGTTTTTTTACCTGCGGTTTAACCTTCGGTTTTTGCGGTTTTTCTGTCCCCTTCATAAGCCCATTATACCGGGGAAAACCTAAAAAATGAACGGTTGACAGACCACGTTTGCAGGCTTGAACCTCAACCGAGCCCGCAGCCATCGGTGCGAGAGCTCCGTAAAGGTTCCCCTCTTGACAATATTCGTCTTTTGTGGCATATTCTTCATTATGCGGGAATAGCTCAGTGGTAGAGCGCGACCTTGCCAAGGTCGATGTCGCGGGTCCGACTCCCGTTTCCCGCTTCGCATAACTCTTTACTTGGTAAAGATTTATGCAATGCCTTCCTAATAAAAAGGTGGCATAACTTGTTCACTATTTCAAAGTGGCACATAGGTGGCATATAGATTGAGCCGCTTCCGTGCTTTTTGTTTAGGGGCTTGTTATGCTACCTTTTTCCGTCTTCCGTCGCGGTTCCCGGCCTTATTTTTATGTCGCTTTCAAAAATGAAGAAACTGGCGAATATCTACCTGCAATTAGTACAAAAAAGAAATTTGAAAAGGATGCTGTCAAACAGGCTTGGGCTTGGTATCGCGATGGCATTCCTCGGCGCGGCGGGTCTCTTGATATAAAAACTTTCTCCCTGCGGGACGCGGTTCATCGCGCTGATATCTCCGCGCCCGACGCGGAGTTCATTGTCGATGAGTTACGGCGCCGGGGCTTCGTGCTGTCCTGCGTCTTCGCCGGTTCGTCCTGCTCCGTGCCTTTCGCGGATTACCTTTCCGAGTTCTGGGATTGGGATCGCTCCCCTTATATCAGGGAGAAGCTCCGCGCCGAGCATTCTATCCATCGGAATTATGTATCGGCAATGGCCCGCGTGGTGAAGAATTACTGGGTGCCGTTCTTCCCCTCCGTGCTGCTGGGCGAGCTGACCTCCGCTGATCTGGATCGCTTTATCGATCACTTGGCCACTATCCGTTATGGGAAAAATGATTCCCTGGCTCTCTCCAATATTCGGAAAAACGATATCATGAAGGCCGGGGTGGTTCCGCTGCGGTGGGCTTATAGAAAAAGTAAAATTGATTTTGATATTACGCGGAATTTAGTTTTCTTCTCTGGTCAATTTGCCGAGCGGCTGATCCTCTCTCCCCAGCAGGCCGCTGCCGTCTTCGCCCAGGAATGGGGGGATCAGCGTTCTTACGTTGCTAATATCACGGCTATGGTCACCGGCCTGCGGGCTGGCGAGCTGCAGGGCCTCCAAACTGCCGACGTGGGTGATGGCTTCCTGCAGGTGCGGCACTCCTGGAACCGCTGGGATAAACTAAAAACTACAAAAACAAACGCCGAGCGCCGCGTTGAGGTTCCGTTCCCCTTCGTGCTGCAGTCCCTGCGCTTCATCGCCTCGTTAAATCCTCACGGCATCGGGCCTGATTCCTTCGTCTTCTGGTCGAGCCTCTCTCCAAACAAACCGATGGAGCAGAAACGGTTTATCGTGGGCCTGCGGAATGCCCTTGTGGCTTCTGGTATGACCGAGGCTGCGGCGGGCGCGTACTCGTTTCATTCCTGGCGCCACTTCTTTACCACCTATATGCGGGATAAACTCGCGGTCAAACTTCTACAATCCCAAACCGGCCACAAATCTGAAAAAATGATCCGGCGTTATTCGGATCATGTTCTCCCTGGGGAGCGCGATAAAATCCGCGCTGCCCAGGTTGAAGTCTTTTCCGCGCTGTTACCGTCAGGCTGATTTCAGCTCCGCGAGCTTCTCCCTCAATTCGATGGCTTCCGCTTCGTGCCGGTTCAGGTACGATGTATCAAGCCCGGCAGATCCGGCGAGCTGTGTGACGGCTTCCCTTATCGGGCGCGGGCCGTCGAGCTGGTCTATCTCTTTAAACCGTCTTTGTATCTCGTCGATCTTCTCCTGGTTTTCCTCTGCGGCGATTTCTTCTTCCGTCCTGCCCACGATGATTTCCCCATTGATGATTCTGGTGTAGCAGCCTTTTCCGTTGTATTCGTCCTCGGTGACTACTTTGTCGGCCTCTGTGATGCCAGCCTTGTGCATTTCTTCTTCGCTATAAAAAACTCGGACGGTGCCGCTATCCTTCTTCAAAAAAATTTTCTGTCTTTCCATGATCTCCCTCCTATGAAAATGTAAAATATTTTCCCACTTTCTTTATCGTTGCGGAAAATGGGATTTTTTCCTTGTAGGTTTCCAGCTGCTCCATTAAAACCGATGAGCCGGAGAAAAAAACAAAATGTTCTCCGTCCTTCTGTTCTCCGTTCTCGTCTGCGTATTCGAATTGAACGGTCAGGCAGTGCGAGTTCTTCGCGTCTTCAAACTTTGTATTTTTAATGCGGTATTTCAACACAATGATGGGCCTGTTTATTATGGCGACCAGGGTGACCTTCTTGCCGTCCATGAGCGGGCTGTTCTCATTTTCCGCAAACTCTGAAAATTTGTTCATACTATTTTTTTCACCTCTTTTAATAAATCTTTGAATTGCAGAGCGACGATGAGGTTGTGGGTGTTGGCGTGTTTGAGCCATCCCCATGAGCTGCCCACCGAAGACCTGTACTGCTCCGCTGTAATTCTTCCCTCCGCGTATAACTTTGGCAGCCGTTCAAGCCTTCTCCGTACTCGTTTCGTGGTACTCTTTCGTAATAAAATATAATTATCAAAGTGTCGGTAGCCTAAAAAATCCACTCCGTGTTTCACAGGAAACAATTCGCATTTGCTCAATCGGAGTTTTAACTTTTCATCCAAAAATAATTTTATTGCTTCGGCGCATTTCCGAAGCTGGGCTTTGTCGTTACTGAATAAAATAAAATCATCGCAATAGCGCACGTAGTCTTTAATCCGCAGGGTGTTCTTGACGTATTGATCCAGCTCGTTCAGGTAAAGGTTTCCAAACCATTGGCTGGTATAATTTCCAATCGGGGTGTTTTTTTCTCCTGGGAAACTATGAACTATTTCTTCTAATAGCCAGAGCGTGTCCGGGTCTTTTATCTTCCGGCGTATAATGTTCATCAGGGTTTCATGGTCAATGCTGGGGTAAAATTTGGAAACGTCGCATTTTAAACAATATTTGTTCCTGCGTACATATTCCATCGTCCTCTTGCTCCCCGCGTGGATTCCCTTTCCTTCCCTGGAGGAGTAACTGTCCTTTATGAATATGGCTTCCCAAATCGGCGCCACTATGCTCATCAGCGCGTGTTGCACGATCCTGTCCGGGGAAAAAGGCAGCACATAAATTGTCCGCTTCTTCGGCTCATATACTTCTTTCTCGCTATATTTAGAAGTGTGGAATGTTTTGTCAATCAGGCTCTGCCGTATTTTTTTCAGGTTCCCTTCAATGTCTCGGTTAAACTTTTGAACATTTCGCATGGCGCTTTTTCCCTTCGCCGCCTTGTGGTAGGCGTCCAGGATATTTTCTTCGGAGATAATACGTTTCCATAAATGTCCGTGTCTTCTCATTGCTCCTACAGACTTCCCCGCTTTCGAATTCACTACTAACGGGGCCGTCTCTCCTCTGCGTGTTTTGCCTTCGGCCTTCCGGCCTCTGACAAGGTACAGCGTCCAGCCGTGGAGTTAGGTAACCCGCTCCATGTCTCTGCCCCTGCCTGCCGATATTCGCATTCGCATTCGCCCGCGAATTATTCGCATTGCGACAACGGGAACTGCAATACGCGGAATTGTTCCAATCGCCCCCCGCCAGCAAAGCCGGGATTAGACCCTGTACCTAAAAAAATTCGCGTCGCTTGCGTACTACGCTGACGCGCCACTCGTATTATAGCTATAATACCGTTTTAATGCAACGGCTCCGCCCCCGCCCGCCGAAAGCCGCATACGCATACGCCCGCGAAGGACCCGCATAGCGACAACGGGAACCGCAATACGCGGAACCGTCCCAACCGCCCCCCGCCAGCAAAGCGTGTGCCCCGCCGTTAAAGTCGCCCTTGTCGCCATTCTGTCCGTTCCAGCCGTTTCCCCCTGCCGCCGATGTCGTTCTCAGCCATTGCCATAGTGAACCGCATCCCTCTTCAACGCCGTAAATTGAAATCATGCGCCTGTTCGCCGTGTCTGAACGCCCTCCGGCTCCGCCGCTTGTCGCCCCGGTTTCATTCGCTCCGGCGACCGCCGTTTTTTCATTACTGCCAAGCATGGCCGCCGCAAATTCCGCATCATCCAGCAATTCTTTTTTTACGCAGAACATATCTTCCACGAAATCGACATATTGCCGGTTTCTTGTTATCGCGCCCCGATACGCCGATTTTGTATTCGCCCCTGATCCGCTTGGCAGATAAATGTCACACCAAAAATCCAGGGAAGGAATGTACAACATTCCCTCCGGCTCTGAATGAGGCCGGTGGTTCAGACACCATACGCTTTCCGGAAGTATGTCACCGCTGATGTATCCGTTGAGAAGGTGCTGTTTTGTTGCCCCCCCCTCGACGTATGTCAGGCCGTTTCCTACGTTGACGCATAAAGTGTGGAACCCTCCGATCAGAAATACCTGGTCTCTGGTAAATCCAGAAGGGGCCACTTTCGACGGAGATACCATAAAATTTAACCCGCTGGGATTCGTGTTATCGGGTACTATATAAAAATAATAATCCGTCCCCGCTTCCTGGATTTCATCGTCCAGAATATCGACGGTATTTATTTCTATATCGTCACCCGCAATAAAAAGATTTCTTTCTTCCCCCACCTTTAATGGGAGTATGGTTCCTTTCTTGATGGTGAGCCGTCGCCTGCTTGAGCCATAAAGAAATCGCGGCGGTAAATTTAACCCTGCCATTCCTCCGCTCCCGCCCCCATCCTGTATCGCCGTTATTAATTCGGGGTAATTCGCGAATAGTGTG